TGCTCACTGACAGTGAGGTTCATCATGCTGATGTCGGCTTTAATGTCGACTTTGCCAGATTCGAAGCATCTACTCTAGATGTCAACGGAGCTGACAAGGCTAGAGCGCTTAGTACGTTATTTACGTCTAATCTCTCTAACATCAGGCCATCTTCGTTCATGGCTGCTAAAGACGGCCTCTCTCGATCTCTTAACGAGGTCAAGGGAAATGTCCTCCAGGATCTAAAACATCTTGCGGACATATTGAACGTTGTCGGGGATTTCCCAAAGATCTGTGATGATATATCCCATATCATCAATGGTGAAGTCGAGTATATACCTGCTATGCTAGCAGATATTACTGATCTCATCATTAGTGTTCGTGGGGTTATCTATCAGGGTGAGGATCTTGCTGAGATTCTCTCAGCAAACCTAACTACTTTGGAAGATCTTTTCCAGCGTAAGACTGTCCTATCACACGGAGTTTTTCATTACCAATTCTTGGATAATGAAAACTTCATGGGATCAGGCATTCTTAAGCTTGAGACAAGGGCGAAAATGTTGCTTTCTAGTGACATTTCGTCTCTAGGAGCCTCACTTCTGCTCGGCCAGAGTTTTGGTATTCTACCGACTCTGTCCCTTTTATGGGTTCTGGTTCCTTTTTCTCTTCTGGCGGATATTGTTTTTAACGAGGGTAAGCGTATCGAGAATCTTGACTATCAAGTCTTGTTTCTCGGTTTGAGGGTCCATTGGATTCTCTGGTCTTACAAGGTACTTTGGTACCCCTCTGACTCGGATCTTGCAAGATATAACTTGTATAATCCGGATCCGTTAGAGCCAATCTGCTACACAGCCTATACCCGTGAGTTATCGGGTTATATGCCGGCTCTTCGTGAGTCAAAATTTGACTTCATGAGGAGACAGACTGGTTATGATCCCGTTGCATTGGGACCATACCTCTTCGGGCACTAGATGTGCCTTCTTGCCCTTCCCGTATAGACGGGAATCACTTTGCTTGTCGAAAGGACAAACATCATGACTCCTACGGTATCGTTGGAAAATCTTCCAACTAATCCGCACGACGTTTCCGTGGATCTCTACACGTATGCAAACTTTTTGCTGCGTGGATCGACCCAAGCTCCAGATGGCTCAGTCTATACGGCTGAGTACGTTCTGGACTCCGGAAACCCGACTCTAGAAACGACAATCTCCTTCCGTATCGCTTATGACAAGGATGGTACTAAGCGTACCTCCATGCGTTTGCGAACGGTGGAGCAGATCACCGATTCTGGAGTGGTCACCAAGCAGGCCCCAGTTGATGTCTTCATCAACTGGAACACTGCTGGTGCCTTTGAGGATACCGCTCTGCTGATGAAGCAGATCGGTGCAGCCTTTGGGCTGACCTTTAAGACTTTGGTCTCGAAGGTTCCCCAAACGGACGTCCTTGATCCTGTCAACCGGAACATTCTGGTCGGGATCTTCGGATAGTGTCTTATCGAGGTACAACCCTGTACCTCGATCGTGGTAACGTGAGAATTTCAACTCACGATATCACTTTTCCACCTGAATTTGCATATGGTGAGAATGAAGACTTTCTCAAGTTCTTCGTCCTCTCATATTGCAAGCTCATCTGTGACAGTCCGTGTGACCCTGACAAACCGATGACTGTGTTCAGATCATTCATAAAACAAATGACCTCTGAACACATCAAAGGAGTTATTGTCAGGTACTCCAAGTTATGTGATGAACTCATGAAGAATGATTTCATCACAGATGACTCTTCAACAAGAGTCTTCCTATATGAGTTTAAGCATACCCCTATCTTTAGGGAGTACTTACACTGGTATAGGACTGGAGACCCAGTTGTTCTGCGATTCATAATGAGTTTCTTGCTGTTCGGCAAGAAAATCTCATATATGGATCCAGAATTCGATTCAACCGCCTTTCGCGGTTGGCTGGGTGTCGAGCATAGACTGCGTAGCTTGGTATTTAGCCATATTGATACTGTCTCATTAGCCAGTATCATTAGGGTTCTCTTACCGCCTCTCGACTCATCTCTGAGACTTCCCAGGTTTGGGCCTGGCAAGGTTTCAGAGCGAGGGGTGCGTCACATCTATGACAAGCTTGACAGCTTGACATTTGATGAGAAGCTAAGCTACGTCTTTTGCCGTCCGTCATTCGGCTTTACCGAGGACGGCAGATATGAGCTTATTCAGCTCATTTCACGGAAAGAGAGTGATTCGCTAACATCGTCGAGACTTAAGTTTGTCCCCAAAGACATTACTAAGTCACGCAGCATTTGCATGGAGCCTAACAGCTACATGTTTATGCAGCAAGACGTTCTGCGAATGATCAGAGATGCCATGTCGCGTGGTTTGATCTCACGCTTCGTCAACATGTCTGATCAGAGCGAGAATCAACGGTATGCTTTCCATGGAAGTATGTATACCTCCATGGATACTATTGATTTAAGCTCTGCGTCTGATAGTGTCCATGTAGATTTAGTCAGGAAGATTTTTCCTCCTGATTATCTCTACTACCTCCTTGGAACGAGAACCGATAAGGTTATTGTTGACAGGGAGGGAATTGGTACACTACAGGTAAAGAAGTTCGCACCAATGGGATCAGCAGTATGCTTCCCAGTACAGTGCATCATCTTTACAGCCATATGTTTATATGGCTACGTTTGCAACTCTCTTGGTAAGACATGTGGTGAATATCGCGTCACAGAGGAAGATATAAATACATTCCTCAGGACAGGCCTTCATTGGTCTGTAGGCGAGGGCACGCCCTTCACTAGAAGGTACGAGCCTCCACGTGTCTTCGGAGATGACATCATCATAGACCATCGTGTCTACTCAGATGTTGTCACCACTTTGTTTCGCCTTGGCTTCGAGGTAAATGAATCTAAATCATTTACCGGCTCTCAATCATTCCGTGAATCTTGCGGAGTGTATTGTTGGCAAGGCCATGACGTTACACCTCTTAGATTCCTAATGCCTTCTTTTAGAGAGGGTAAGATCACTGCTAAAGTTTTTGCTTCTATAATAGGAGCATATAACCGTTGCAATGATCTCGGCTTTTTCAAGCTGGGGAGTTTCTATTTGGCGTGTATCAGAAGTATGGGTTTTAGATACCCACTTCCGTTTACGACAGATAGGAACGAGTTTGGACTTAAGGTGTCCAAATATACACACGATATCTTGCCAGGAGGCAAGAATCCTATCTTCGAAATACGAAGAGTCCTCCGCAAGGAGGGTTCTCATTCGGTCGAAGATCTGTATATTTACCTTAGTCCAACTGTCAGGGTAAATGTCTTTGAACAATTTACCGAGACACTCGTTCAGGGGATTGGACCTCGTAAGAGCAAGGCCAAGGCTCCTTGGAGCCTCGATCCTTATTCTTACATCCAATGGTGGAGGTCAAGAGTGAGTGAAGATGTCACCCCTGAGTTCCTCGGGGGTTCACTCGTTCGGCCGGAAGAAACCCGGCTCGCGCCCAGATGGGCACGGCGCGAAGAGTAAACTTGTGTGAGGGGGATTGAGATCGACCTTGGTTAAACAAGGTGTTCGCAGGAGCG